CCTGGTGAATTAATTGAACGTGCCATAATCTTGTATTATTATTTATGCTTTTTATGGTAATTTTTAGGTAATAAGATTAACATCTAGCTGACTATATTGAAATTCTACTACAGATTCTATAAGCTCTGAATCTCTATAACTATAATTAATTCCTCCTAAATTTGTAACGAACGCATTATAGTACGTGAAAATTATAGATCTTTCGTTATATTCGTTTAAACCTATAACCGATACATCTGTTTGATATTCTGCTACTATACCTCCTTCAGTTCTATCTTTCCAAGTTTCAAGACCAGGATCGGTTCCAGTGTACAGGCTTGTTCTCGGGTCATTTTGCAGAGCCAACCACTTCCAGAGTATCCAATAGTTGCGAAATTTATTGTCTATAATAAAATTAACTGTTAAGGGTGGGTAGTTAGGACGTGAGTAAGATGAAACATTGAGGGACTGGCCTGCAAATCGTAATTCGTTAGGAGGCACCTGAATTGGTGGTACTACCGCTCCATAAACGCTTATCTGCAAAGGGTCTAAATCAAGAAGCTCATCAGAGGTGGATCTCTTTCTAAGAATAGGGGGTAAATTTAAAACCAATAAAAACTTATCTTTACCAGATCTATTAAGAACTGACTGCTGGGTAGGTTGTGGTGTCTCGCAAAGGTCGTTGTCTGGCATATTATAGTGGCTTCCAACCTCCATCCATTAAATCCCAATAATCTGAATTATCGTGCATTTTTTCTAATTCCCTTTGAGAAATCAAAGGTTCGTATTTTTCAGATTCGTTAGTCATTAAACCGGTAGAGGTATCTAGATTATTTAATTCTTTTACTCCATATAGTTCTTTCTGAATCTCGTAAAAACCGTTATCTAAGATTTTTAAAGGTTTATTCTGATCATCGTATTGCTCAACTTGAAATATTTGTTCACAGATTTCTGGTTCGAGAGCAAACAAAGCCCAGACAAGTGACATAACTCTATCGTCATAAAAATTATCATTCTTCTTTCTATATGTACCGTTAGGATATCTAATAAAGGTTTCTAATTCCTTAATAGTATCCATATCATTAATATAAACTGTCTGTAAAAAGTTAACCCAGTAACGCATATTAGCCACTCCTGCAAAGCGTAAATTGTTGTGGGAGAGAATACCTAAATGTCTAGTGTTCGAAAAAGATCCCGTATTGGCTAATTTAGAACATGAAACAATTCTTTCATACATATGTTTGTGAAAGAGAGCATCAATTACCTGACCGCCGCAGTTATTTCTTTCTACTAATAATGGAGGGTTGCCCCACTGACCAGCTAAACAAACAAGCTTATTGGCGTAGTGATAAGGTTCTACAACATTAGTTCCGTAAACAGCTACTTGTTTTATTTCAGTTAAGTCTGTAACATCAAGTACTTGAGCTACGGAAGAGGCTCTCCCAATACCTTCACCAACGTCAACACCAACTACATATAGCTTAGAAGGATCAGGTAGTTCAAACACTCTATAAGCATCTCCTTCCCCGCGCCAAATAACCGGCTTTTTATTTTCTTTGTACCTTTCAATAACCGAAGCACCAACAGCAGAGTTACCAGCATCCAGAAAGGTATTACCAAACTCTTGTTGAAATGCTTCGTCAGAGCCGAGAGCAGCTACCATCTGTTTGCGCCATTTTTCTCCTCTACCTGGGACATCCCACCAGTCAATTCTTTCAGCATGCCATCCATTAGTCTCTTTTTCAGCTCCTGAATATATTTCGTAAAACTTGTTACCGGTACCGTTAGGGGTACTCACCATAAAAATTTTTGTCTTCTTACCTGATGAAACAATAGGAATAACTGATTTCCAGAACTCTTCCATGAAGTGCGGGTCAATAAAGGCTGCCTCGTCAATACAAAGAATAGAAGCGGTGTCGCCACGAGCTGCTGTCGAAGTAGTAGTACTAATACCAATACTAGAACCGTTAGCAAAAGTTACCCCGGTCTTGCCGTACTCTTTAACACCGGGCTTGAGATAGTTGGGTAAGAGTTCATAAGCCATTCTTATTCTCTTAAAGATGTTAATGGCAGTGTTCTCTTTGTTGGCTACAATAATAACTCTCTGGTCGTCAAAGAAGCAAGTATTCCAGAGTGCATATATCGTGGTGATTGTTGTATTATGTGTAGGTATGAGCTGTTTACCGGCAAGATATAAACTATCTTCGCTATTAACTGTTATACATCTCACAGGAACACTCTTGACAGGTGTAATTTTTTTAATGTAATGATAATGTGTTCTTTTTTTACTGTTGTTAATTTGTGGTTCTACTTTAATTCTTTTTGTTTTAAAGGATAACTTACAAACTAATTCACGTGGTTTAAAAATTACGATACCACACTCACTACATTCTACTCCGTTTAATTTAGGTATAAATTTTTTATCAGTAACTTTATAACCTAAGCTCTCTACTAATTCTCTTACCTGTTTAACTAGTTCTAAATTTGTATTATAAAAATTAGCATAACCTCTTGAATCAATATAGCCATCAGAATCCATTAAACCTTTTAGTAGCTCTAATCTTTGTTCTCGGGATGACTGAAAGTATATTTCAGGTATATGCTTATTTTTATGGAGATTATTTTCTTTTAAAATAGAGATTAAACTTTTACTTCGCTTTTTTTCAGAACACGTTATATTTACAAAGGTGCTTTGTTGTTTATAACGTTTACAGGTTATTTGATCAAATTGTACACTTTCATTTAATAGATTTATAATCTCAGGTAAATCTCTATCACCGACAGTTATAGTCCCGGTATCAGTGGTTCCATCGCCGAGCCAAAAACCTAGAATGTACGGCTCAATAGGTAGGTCTTTTATTTCACTCTCAACACCTGTCATACTCATAGGTATGCGGTGATTAGGTTCACCACCATGTGTTAATAGCGTATCTAGAATTTCTTTAGTCGTCTTAACTGACCCAGTATCTTTTTTATGCCGGTCTTTTCTGGTTTGAGTGAACCATAAGTGCTCTTCATCTGCTACGATTTTTTCACCATTATCGAACACTACTTCATAACAATTGCGGTTATATAAAGGTTCATGAGCTTTGAGTACCCGGACAAACTGTCCATTTGATCCGTATATAGTATCACCGTCTTTTAATTGACCCATTGTGGACCAACCGTCTTTGGTTAATATAGGTGTATCTAGAGCTAGAGCTTTACCGCATTGACGGGAGGCTAAGACACAGACAAACCTATTGTCGGCAAGGGACTTGAGAGCTTTCTTTTGAGCCTTATAAAGCTCAATCTTCATCTTACCTCTATCGAGGTTTACAATCCAGAAGTGATTCTCAGCAAAATGAATAATGTTCTCTTTACACTTCTTGAGCTCCTTGACCATCTTAGGGGTCCACTCAAACTGTGCATCTTCTTTGGGAACATTTTTATCACCTCTATAGTACTGGGAGTCGTCTATAGGGTTTTCGATTATAACATCATCGTAGGGATCTGTAAATATATCTTTGCTTTTGGGCACAAAGTATATTTAACTCTGTGGATTAATAAAACCAAGGAGTGTAGTACGGAGATGTTCTATAAGGGCATCTCTATCATGCGGACTTTGTGCATGCATAATGAAGGCTTTTTCGCCGTTCATATCGTAACCCATCACAATAAAAGTTTTTAAAAATTCAGAAACAATAGAATCGAGATGTTCCAAATCTTTAACTCTGTATTTCTTGAGCGAAGCACTATCGTAGAACCTTAAAAAGGCCTGCTTAATAACTTCTTCAACCTGTAACTTTTGTTTTTCAGGCAAGACGTACTGATCAGCGTCAACAGCACTGAGACCCATTACATCTGTTTTTTTCTTACGACCGGAAGTTTTCTTCGGGCCGCCTTTTTTATTTTTATCATCGGCAGCCATAGCGTTAATATTTATTTTACTGCTTGTGTCTGCTTACGGGTGTTATAGCCTGGAGCCTTATTATTAACGTTGTATTTTACAAGATGTTCAACAAGTACCTCAAAAGAGGATGTAGCAATTTTCAACCTCCCGGGAATTCTTTGATCACCATCATGTATCTCAAAATAGGTGTCCCCGAAGAAAGGTTGATTGACATAACAAGTACAAAACACCGATGAAACCCCTGGGTCAATAATGATAGTCCAAGCGCGAGGATCGGCGTCATTATACTCTGTGAAGAGTTTGTGCGCATAGTAGCCCGAGTCCCGAAGACGTTTTAGTGTATAACCTAATGTGGATAATTTATTTGACATATAAAGATTTATTTGACTATTATTATTTTACAAGGGCTGATATAATAAATTTTATATTAATATCTTGTTCCTCGATCTGAAAGAGAGTTACCTTTAAGTCGTTATTAATTTTTACGGTAAGGTTATCAGCTTTAAGACCTGCAAGCATTCTTATGTTTTCCAAATTAAGAGGAAGTGCTGACTTAATAGGTTCACCTACAAACTTATCTGCAACGAGTAAAGTGATGTTGTTAATGTTTTGTCTTTCGTAGTCATTTAACTCAGCATACACCTTATCATCTTTAGTGTAGAAGTAAAGCTTGTCGGAGTCAGTAGCAATAGAGCTAGACTTCAATACTTCGTTAAACTTCGCGGTGCTCAAAAGAAAACCTGAATCATATTTTAACTTGTTAATCTTTTCAGGGTTAACCGGGCACCTCTGCATGTAACTGTCTTCTAGTAAGAAGTAGTTAAATCTATACGAAGAAGATTCGTAATTGAGGTGGTTACCTTGAATAGTGAGAGCTAATTCATTAACATCTACACAGTCAAGGAGTCGTATAAACTTTTTAATATCAGGTAAGTTGATACGAGTGATACCTTTTACTGCAACGCCAGCCTTGTAAGTAGCTAGCAGAACGATAGAACCATCTTGAGAGGCACAAGTAGTAATAATTTCCTCACCATTAAAAGACAGAGAGACGTTATCTGCTAATTTACTTACGGGAAGGAGATACTTTTGAACAAAGCTCTCTTTATTCAGAGATAGAATGTTTGTCACGGTTTAAAATCCTGTCTAGTTTGTTGTTAATAGAGTATAGATAATCTACGATTAAATCCAACTGCTTTAGTGAATTCTTTTTAGTACTTTCGTCTAGAAAGTCAAAAGTTAGTTGGTTGGGATCTTGACCGGTGAAAGTCTCTACCTGTGGTTGAGAGACAGTTTGAGGTGCAGGTTGAGAGATACTTGCAAGAGGTAGAGGTTCCTGAGGTAACGGATGCAACATTTCAGCCATTCTATTGGCATGATCAATCATTCTGTTATGCTCAGAAACCTTGTGCTGCTGAATACCCTGAATGAATTTAGTAGGGTCAATTCTTGTAGCAGGTCCTGTAGAAGACTGCTGAATGGTTTGCTGATCAACCTCTTTTAAGGTCATACCAGCCATTTTAGCTACAAGAGCTGCTGCTAATTGATCTTCAGGGATATTCATACGCTTAAGAAACCGCTCCTTTATTGTTTTGAGCGAACTCCACAAACTTGTAAAACTCAGCTCTCGAATTATCTTTTTCATCTAAGAAAGCACCAGACATTCTAGCAGTACGCATAGTTGAATCATGCTTAATACCGCGATTAGAGCAACAAGTATGATTAGCCTCGATAAGGACTGCAACACCCTTATTCTTTTCACAGACATGATCAATATATTCATGAATCTGCATAGTGAGGTTTTCCTGAACCTGAGGACGGCGGGCAAACCAATCTACAATACGATTGAGTTTCGATAAACCGAGTACCTTACCGTTCTTAGCAGGGATATAGGCTACGTGCGCTACCCCCATGAAGGGTGCGTGGTGGTGCGAACACATCGAAACAACTTTAATATTATTCTGACATACCATACCATCATAACCGTCAACGTTATCGAATGCAGTCACTTTCGGGGGTGCTGAATAACAGCCCATAGCCAAGTCAGTTACAAACGCTTTAGCTACCCGACGAGGGGTATCAGCACTGTTAGGGTCATTACGCCAATCGAAGCCTAAAGCATCAAGATATGCCTCATATGCCTTAGCACCGTTTTCAATAAGTTCATTAATCTCTTCAGAAGAATGAACAACATTATGGTTAGCGTATTGTAATTTCTTTTTACCTTTTAGCATAAATTAGAGCGAAGCAAGAAGTTCTTTCAATTTAGCATCCGTATCGTCTTGAGCAGGTTTAGAAGGAGCTTCTTCTTTTACCTCAGTCTTAGAGACAGGTGTTTCAGTTGTAGTAGACTCTTTGATACCCGCGAAGATAGAATCTAAGGCATCGTTTTTCTTACTTTCAACAGCTTTTGCAGGAGCTGGTTCATCTTCTTCATCTAAGGTATTAACGTCTTGAACACAGAAGAAGTGTTGATCCATCATACGCTGCAGCTCAGTGTAAGTTTTTGGCTTAATGATCTTATCAAGCTCAATAAGAGACTCATAGAGGCTATCAACTTTCTTAGCATCCATACCATCCAACTTAGAAGGTGAAGTAAACTTAGAAGCTGTGTAAGTAACAAAGGCTCGAGATGCAGGACCACCTGAGCGAGCTTCTGACTTAATCTTCAAAGAGCAGCCTTCTGCAACGTCAAAGATACGAACACCGTATTCATCAGAATCTTCACCATCGATGGCAGAGTTAATAATCTTGGCTAACTCTTTACCGTAGCGAATAACTTTAACTTTACCTTCGTTTTCAGGGTTAGTAGGATCTGAAATAACGTAAGCATTAACAAACCAGTTCTCTTTACGAGAGATAGTCTTGATCTTAGATTTCTCTTCGATAGTACCTGTGTTATAGGTCTTGAGAACGTACTGATCTATAGGGCACTGCTCACCATAAGTCGAAGGACACAGCGCAGTAACAAACTGACCGTTACACAAGCTGTTCCAGGAGTGATGGTAATAATGATAGATTGTACCCCTAGGATCGATTACATTCGGGAGAAGACGAACAACGTACGTTTTGCCGGGTTCGAACTTCATGATTTCTTTAAAAGGAGACTCTTTCTTATTAGACAAAGACTCCTTAATTTCGTTAAACATATTTTTAGTGAATGTCATAGTTGATATATTATGTATGATTTTTTGTAGAGTTCAAGTTTTTATCTACAAAAAGTTTTAGACGCTGATAAGCCTTTTCAAGATAAGGCTTTAGTTCAGTAGAGTTTTGATAGCGGGTTCTATACTCTAAAAAATTTCTGCCGAAATGCCCTAAAAGCATCTCTCTTTCATCTTCGGGCATAGCATTGATTGTGTTAAAGATATTAGGGAACACCATAACAACGTATGGATTGATTTTATTATGCTTTATGTGGTACATCCACACCGGCTCTATACCTTTCTCGGTGTAGACAGTGTAGTCGTGAAGTTGAATGTTATTCTGTAAGCAATAACGAACAACAAATAAAAGCGATTCTTTTACTTCCTCTTTTTGAGTATCCGGGGACTGTAATAGAAGTTGCTGTTTGTAAATTGTGTAGGTTTTAATAGCTCGAGGAGAAGCAAAGTATGCTAAATCAAAATAAGAAACATCAGGGTAAATCTTATACGGAGCAATAAAATACGTGTCCATATTTACATCAGGATACTTGGTAAAGAAAGTTGATAGACGTTTGATATGTATGAATTTTGGATCGTGTTCAAAGTTATCAAAATTTTGACGAAGTTTGAAAGGTTTATTACGAAGGGAGCGTGATACAATCAAATGCTTGTTGAATATACGTTTTTCTAAATCCGTCATTTTGAAATCGATTTTTTAAACAACCGTTTGGTATTCTTCGATTTTAATAGCGGTGGGTATAATTGCAAGAGACCTAATAGAGCTTCGTGCACACTTTCTGAATGAGTAACCTCCATAAACAAGTCTCTAATTTCTTTGTTCTCTAAAATACATACAAAAATAGCAGAAGGGTTCAATCTTTTGTTATGAAGTATAGAAAGGTACGAGCCAAATTTAAATACCCCGAGTATATACTCTTTAGTACAAATTTGCCTTAGCGGATCATTTCTTGAATTAAAGTCATTAAGGACTTTTTCGTTAAACATTTGTATGTAGAGTATTTACTACATAGTGTTCTAATAATCAAGTATTTTGCTCTGTTAATTTAGCTAAGGTATTCTCGGCTTCCATTACCGCTTGCTGGGTATTTTCTTGGGCAAAATGATCAGGGTTAACTTCAGTTAAGGTTAACGTTTCGTACTTAACTTTAAACGTGCAATGACCGTAATTGACACCAAATCTATTTTTTTGCATACCAAGGTGAATGAGTCCTAGTTCTTTATCTTCCTCTTCCTGCCATAGAGAACAGATAACGTCGCAGGTAGCTGCAAGACCAATACTCTCTGAAATGCCTTCCATGCCCGGAGATGCTGTATTAAAGGCACCGCGATTTAATTGAGAGGCAGTAACAAAAGGAATATTGTATTTGAATGAAAGAGCTCGAAGTTGTTCGGCAATCTCTTTTACTTCAGCATACGAGTTCAAATTTTTAGAAGTAGGCTTCAGTAGATTAATATAGTCAATAACGACAACGTCAGGTACAAACCCTTTATGCTTCAACTTACCGATATAACCATCAACATGACGAACTGTAATAGTTTTAGGTGCATACTCTTTAATAACAAGTTTCGAATCAATTTGTTTACGAATATGTCCTACCTGCTGTTTAAGCTCGTCGACATAAACCTTAAGTTCGTTATGAGGGATCTGGGTAAGCTGGGTACTAATGCGCTTAGCGTACATGAACTCAGACATTTCAAGAGAGATGAGTAAAGTGTTTTTGCCCTTCATTACCATGTTAGCAGCTAAGTTACCTAAAAAGATACTCTTACCTACGTTTACCTGACCAACCAGACAGGTTAAGGTTTTAGGGAATAGCCCGCCTTCGAGTCTCTCATCTAAGAATTTCCAACCCGTAGGGAGAGGGTTATAGACTTTAGTGAGTTCATTAATATGTTCGTCAATATCTTCGAAATACCAAGAACCAATATCTTCTGACAAAGTAATATTGTAAGCCTTTTCAAACTCTTTTAAGGTTTCTGCCGGATCAGCCTTACCCTGAGAATACTTTTCTGCTGTCTCAACAATAGTCTTATATAAGCATCTTTCTTGTAAGAAGCGCTCTGTATTAACTATGAGTTCTTCTTTATTAAATTTAGTGTCAAGCTCTTTAAATTTTGTAGCTACCTCATTAAAGGCTTTCTTCTCTTCGTCTGTTGTTAGACGAGCCTTAAGCTCAGTAGCTGTAGGACAAAGACCACGCTCAGTAAAAAACGAAGTAATAGCCTTAAAGATAGTTTTGATATTACTATCATTAAAATACTCCGGGTCAGTATATTCAATGATCGACGAGAGATACTCTTGACTCAGCAAGGAGTTAAAGAGGATGATATTCTCGTAGTAATCAAGATCGAGTTTAGAAGACATCAATCGATTTTATCAACTTCTTCTTCAATATCAACTGAGGTATCTCCACCACCGTAACAGAGCTTATCCTGAAGAACCTCTTCGAGTTTAGGCATAACCTTGCCCCAGAACTCGGGGTCTTTTTCAAGGTCTTTTCTATAACCTAAAGATTCTCCATTAAACATAACCGTACGGCCAGGCTTCTCAATAACTTGAAATGCTTCTGCAATCTCAAATAGGCCGGTATGTTTATCAAGACCGGTCTTAAAGTTAAGGTACAATTCAGTCTTAAGATAGTTAGGTACAAAGCGGTTCTTAATCGTAAGAGCTCCCAACGTAACACCAGAGATGTTATGAGCAATGGCTACAGAACTCTCATTAGGGTTATCAGATACTTTTTCGTTCTTAGTACTGAGCTGAACGAGCACTGAGGCCAGATAGATCGGTCCTTTACCGCCTGATTGAGTCTTAACCAGAGTCGGGAACATCTCCATAGAGTCATAGACGTGGTTAGAGAACAGAATAGGGACACGAGCTTTAGCAGCCTTGTAAGTCAAGACACGCATCATCGACTTAATAGCTTTAGCTCTTTGACCGACGTCAGAGGCATCTTTACCAGAAGCTGTATCCCGAATTTCTTTAGCAGATGCTAGGTTACCCAAAGAATCAATCGAAACGATAAACTTTAGATCAGGGTTATCAGCTTTAATAACATTATCAAGGAAGGTACAAATCTGGTTACGACAATCTTCGATAGTCTCAACCGGGTAGTACTTAGTCTTAGCCGGGTCCATGCCAACGGCTTGAGCACCTTTCTTATCAACAGCTACTTCAGAGTCCCAGATTACAGCTATATACCCTTTCTTTTGAGCATTAGCCATAATCTTATTCATGATAAGAGTTTTACCAGCCATTGAAGGACCGGAGAACCCCGTAATACGACCTACTGGGATACCTTTATACATCGAACCGCTGATAATCGCATTGAGGGCATAAGAGCCCGTATCAATCCAATCGTCAGCGGTTGACAATGTAGATGCATCAAGAACTGCTGCATCAGGGTTGAGGTCGTCTACTGCTTTAAAGATATCTTTAAGCCCGGAAAGAGGATCGTCTTTTTTTGCCATACTCTTATTGTGTAGGAACCTCAGAGGAATGCAACCTACTATTTATTAGTCCTGAAGTTAAAAAACTATTCATAGTAGAATAAATAATATTATGCAATTTATTAGCGAAAATTATAAATACAATAATGGCGTTTATCAAATTAAAAACTTATTGAACAATAAAATTTATATTGGCAGTACTTTTCGAAAATGTGGTAAGGGTTTTTGGGTAAGGTTTAATCAATATGCAAAACATAAACATACTTACTATAATAAAAAACTCACTAATGCTTTTAACAAATACGGGATGCAAAATTTTGCATTTGAGGTATTAGAAATAATAAACACAAATGTTAAAGATTGTCGTAAAAAAGAAGAATTTTATATTAAAAAACTTAACACTATTAAAAATGGTTATAATATAAAACTTCAAGCTACGGGTGGTAACGGAGGAGCCAATCTAGGTAAAAAATATCCAAAACCATCTAAAGCTTTAATAAAACGTAGAGGGGAAGGTGTTAGTAGAGCTATGAAGGGCATTAAAAAGAGTCCCGAGCATTGTTTAGCAATGAGTAAAGCTAAAAAAGGTCATAAACCGACTCATAGTTTAAAAGTAGAATTATTAGATACCATTACTGGAAATATCTTATATTATAACTCTGCTACTGAAGCTAGTAAAGCTTTAGGATGTACTATTGATCCTGTTTGTAGTTTAGTAAAAAATAAAAGTAAAATACTTTTAAAAAGATATACTAACTATTCATCGAACAAACGGATGACTTCAGGCGAACCTTGAGGTTGCTGAGGGGCGGGTGCTGGCATAGCAGCAAAGATTTGACGGTGTTGAGCTTCAAGTTTAAAGTCAAATACAACATCAACAGCTTCAGTGATGTTAGCACGATTGTAGCTCCAAACTGTGCCTTCGTTTTTATCAGCTAAAAATTCTTTGAAGAACAAAGGAAGGATTTGAAGTTGGAGTTGCCCAGTCTGTTGATTAGGCATGATGTGAACGACAGCAGGGTTCTTAATAGAAAGAACTTTGTCGTTTGATTTGTCTTCAAGCTTTTCGCCAAGGATTGTTCTGCCGACTGAATCGAAGAACACTACAATTTTATTTTCTGAGTTACTCATAGTCTTATATATTATGTTTGCTGGTTGTAAAATTCTACTGCCCCATAGCCTTTTTTGTGTAATACTTGGTATTGTAGAGAGCTACAGGCAGCATATTATGATTAGTTGCACGACAGGGGTTAATATCCAGAGAACCACGGCGAGAGTACAATAATGTAACACAGCATGAATCTACTTCAGGATGTTTCATGATCTCGGTATAAAGCTTTTCTGCGCAAAACTCATGAAATTCATTAACCTCTCTTAGAGAGACAATTTGCTTAAACAATGAGGCAGGCTTAATGACCGAATCAATTGTATTGATAGAGATATAAGCAGCTCCTGTATCCTTCTGCTTTGTATGACGGCAACGAGAACGCAAAGCATTTGTAAAAAAGCGGTTTACATAAAGAGGTTTGTTATCCGGAGTAAAACCTTTTCCAGCAAAACCAACCTTTTCAAATTCAATATGATTCTTTTCAGCGCTATAATCGGTAATTTCAAGCGATTCAAGATCTCTACCTAAGAAGTCATGAAGATCAAGATAATCATTTAAAGGAAAGATACCATTAGCATCTTCACCTGATTTGAAGAATTTAACTTCAACAGTAGTCTTTAAAGCTTCTTCTAAGTCTTTTTTAACTTGCTGTTCGTAATTCTCAATAGCTTTCTCAATAGTGGAGCCCATCTTACACATATCAAAAGAGTTGAGATAGAGTTTAGCTGATTTAGATTCTACCATGTACTCAGAATCTGATGAGTAAGTGTATTTTAAAGTACCAGCAATAGGGGCGCCGTTATCAAGAATAAATGTTGCTTCGTGGCAGTGCCAGGTATCGTACCCTACGAATTCACTTCCTTTAATACCCCAGCCGTCTCGTGCTAGTTTACGAGGCATAGGGTTAAGGAGTGAAGGGTCAAAATGTTCAGTATAGACAGCGTAAGAAGCTGACGAACCGAGTGTTTTAGCTGCGATATCGGATAGGTTAGTACTCATTGTTTTAAATAGTTGTTAATAATTTTCATACGCTCTTCGATAGTTCCCTGAAGACGAACAATTTTTTGTTTGTTTTTAGGCGATAGCTTATAGTTAATAAGATCTTCAAACATATCAATTATATCTTCTCTAAATTTATAATCCACAGATCTTTCACCGTCATCGACAAGTTTAACGTCTGACGGATCAGTATAAAAAATATAATCTAGTTTATCTATCAAAAAACTAAACACTCCATTAAAAGCATGCAAAACTTGCTCAGACACCTTCCCATTAACCACTAGATACTTTGTATATATCCAACCATCAAGAATACATCTATCAAGAATTAAGTTCTTATCATTTCTTAAATGATTTTTAATATGTTCAGATAAAATATATAGCTGCGTTTCGTCCTTACCTATTTCATTAATACTTACACCGTAAGTACGCTTCACATGACGAGTAACCTCATCCACGAATTCATAATCTCTGTATATTTTCTTACACTCTTGCAAGAGCGTCGACTTTCCAGTGCTTTGTGCACCACTGAAGCTTATTCTCATAATTTATGTATTATAACCTATTCTCCAAAAAACTACACCACAGTTCTGTAGCTTTTGCATGTGTTAGTTTAAACACCATGTCAAGGTCAAAGCCCTGTACATCAAATTGATTCTTAGCTAAAATTTCCCCGGCATCCAATTCTGCAATACATTTGTGAATAACATTACCTGAGTACTTAGCTTTATCTTTAAATATTCTAACCTGGGGGTCTTTACCCTTGTATTTTTCATATCCTTCTAAATGAATAGGTGCAGGATGAAGATTGTATATTTCGTACATATCACAAACTTCAGGCGGAATAATCCTCAGCCATCCGTGTAGGGTTACAAAGCTGCCTTCGGGTATAACTCGTATATAATCTTCAACTGCAGGCTTTTGAGGTAACCACACAATCTTATCCAAATACTCATCAAATAGATCGGGATTAATTTCTAAAATCTTATCTTTCGATTTATTAGTTATAATAATATCAGGTACTCTATCGATATGTTTAGAAATTTTATAGATTTCAGAACCTGTCTGAGAGAAAAAAGTACCCCAGGTGCGTTTTTTTACCTGCATAATTTTCTAAATTGAGTAATATTCCAGAATGAATCGTAAACTTGTTGTTCAGTCAATTCAGCATCAATAAAGTCAACAAGCTTTACTGACCATTTTTCTGACAATCCGTATTCGGATTTGTATTTTTTACCAAGAATACCTGCCACAATAGGATTTGAAGTGTCAACAGTTTCAATATATTCTGACAGATCGTTTTTAGCATAGAGTGAAAATTCCCAAGGTACTGATGCACCTAAGAGATGGTGTGGTTTTGTTACATCGAGAATATCGTCGTTATAAAGATTGTCAAGTAGCAGTACACGACCTAAAGCATACTTAAACCATTTATTTTGTTCGTGTTGTTTGACGAACTCAGGTACTCTAATTTCTGATGTTGACCAATGTTCTAGATAATAAGAGTAGTCAAAAGAGATAGCTACTTTGTCAACTTTAGGTGCTACGAAGTTATAACAGTCAACAATTTCCTGATATGTCTTGCCCTGAACTACCCCGATTTTACGACCCGGAAGATCAGAATACTTCGACAAGAAGCTATCCATCGACTTACAAGTACCTTCAGTATCTTCTAGAACATCAGGAATAATATATTCTGTTGGTTTCAATGTTTTGACCCAATATGCATATTGTTCTGGGTCGAAGCTTTCCCCTAATTCAAAAACAGATGTATCTAATAAAACATGACGGCCATACTCGACACATTTGAAATAAAAGTCTTTATATTTTTGATTCTCAGGTAATAAATGCACCAAGCAGTAGCAGTAATCGTTATATCCCCAAGAGTAGGGGAGCAACGATACCGGTGTTTCGTGTGATATAAGCATAGTTGAAAGTATAAATTAGTCTCCAAATAAATCAAATAAATCTGTTTGAACTTCTTTGCCAATTACCGGCAATCTCCATCCGATAGCTTCATAAACCTGTTCAATAGGAGGAGCTACAATTTTACCGAACATTTTATCGTAGTCAATCTTAATCTCGTGAAACTCTCCAGGGTACTCTCCAGTAAACGCTACAGCATCTAGACCATAAGGATTTTTCATAGCGTAGAAGTATTTGATCTTCTGGCCAGAGTTAATTTTTTCATATTTGGTCTGTATATCCATCTTCTCAAGTAAGAAGTTATAGGCAAGAGCAGCTTTTACGTGACAAGGGGTACCGAGGTTAAACTTATGTAATGAAGCACCACCTGAATACTTTTCTAGCTCTTTTACAGCCTTACGGAAAGCGGCTTCAGATACATCCAAGTTTTTAAAGTGATCGTAAGCCTCCCGGAACACTTCATTAGTCTTCTTAATATCTTTTGTAAGGAAGGCCGTATCAATAGTTTTCTTAATCAAGGCCTTTACTTCCTTAGGGGTTGTTGACCGTGCCAATTCAACACCTACATACTTAAACTTATTAGTAGGAACGCCCTCTTCGTCCAAGATATGAATAATGTAACGCTTCTTCTGTAAGAACGACCCAACGTCAGCAATAGCTTCACGTTTAAAGACAAATCGAGGATCAGCAGAATTAAGATCAGTTTTAGCCCAGTTAATGATCTCAGTATTGAGATGTTTTTCCATGGCATTAATGATCTGATGAGCCTCAGAAGTAATATTACCGTCTTTAACTAAAGGTAGACCCAGTTTGTCGAGAATAGGCTGAATTGTTGTATATAGAGAGTCTGTATCTCCGGCAATAATAAGCGATTCAGTAATACCAAACTTTTCTTTAGCCCAGGTATCTACAATGGCTCCGCCTGCTTTAGCAACAGCTTGCCCAGTCAAAGTAATCGACGAAGCGTTATCAATATCCATGAACGCTGAATGCTTGTTAGCAAACGTACCGTAAATGGAGTTAAGAAGGATCTTTAACGTGTATTGAAGTGTATCAAAGTATTGAATCTTACCTACTGTTTCTTTATCCTTCTGCTTTGTCTTTTTAAGCTTAAGCATCTCGTTACGTGCATAGACACGTTCGTCATAGATACTATTAATCAGGTTAGGACAGACACCTTTAAACTTCTGCGAGTACAATACCCCTGCTTTAGATAGAGCGACGTTTTCGTCTTTTAAGAACTTCTTGAGTTTATCAGTAGTAACTTTAAACATACCGCCTGACTCAAGTTTGATCTCAACTTCCTTATCGTATTCGGGATCACCGGTTACGATTTTACCTAACTTCGTCTCAGAACCAATGTTAAGGGTAATAATGGTGTTAGGGTACAGTGAGTTAACGTCAAACGATACAATAGCCTCTTTAAGACCTCTCTCTGGATCTCTAACGTAACCACCTTCAAGAGATTCTCTTTCAGTTTCATTCTTAAAGGTAGGAATGACGTATCCTTGCTTCTGTGCCTGGAGCGTCATAGCACCCGTTACAATTGATACCTTACCTAAAGCTCTCTCAAAGTTTGTACAGCCTTTATAAGACAAGAGTCGAATAATTTTAAGATAGTTTAGCTTCTCTTCAAGTTTACGAAGTAGATCAACGTCTTGAATGTTGTAATCGACAAAGTTTTCCCAATCAGTTTCAGAGAGCGAAGAAAGATTAGTAGCATTGATTGCTAGTTTACCTTCACCAAGTTCGTATTCACAAATGTAGTTTAGAGAGAACGACTCTCTATCACCCTTGGAGTACGTCTTGTAAATTTCCATGTAGTCCAAACAGCTAATACCAGAAATATACCACCGACCCATCTCTTTACCAAACTTAGCAAAGTTTTCTCTATAGTGTACCTGACCGACGGGTGAGAGCTGTTTAATGAAGTCTTCACCGAGTAAGTTCTTAGCTCGATTGATAATATAAGGAATGTCGAACTGCTCGGTGTTCCAACCGGTCAGAATATCAGGCGGATCTTTCTTCCAAAAGTTAACAAATCTCTCAAACAATTCACCTTCTGTCTTACAACAATAGTATGTAACGTTATCGAGTTTGGGTTTATAGTCTTCCCTAAGACCCCAGGTATGAATCTTGCCGCTAAGAGTGTCGAGTACGGTTATAAGATTGACTGGGTCTTTAGCATACTTCGGAATAGGAAAAGCACCTGGTGAATACGTCTCAATATCGATAAAGAATACCTTGAGAGGAAACTGACTGAACTCAGGTTTATGAACATCCTCCTTGAATCGGTCAACCAAGAACTGTTGATCGACAGAGAGATTGCCAAATAGTCTTGGATTCTTAGTTTCTTGAACAAACTTAGTACGTTCAAAAGTATTCTTAAAGTAATGCTTTTTAAGCGGTGTTTTAAAGATGGACGTAGCGTCTTTTGACTCCTTATGCTCGGTATAGAGATAAGGTGTGAACGGAACTTCGGTATCGATACGATGACCGTCCTCAGTCCAAGTTCTTAGATAAACAGTACCCTCTCGTGGGTTATATGATGCGTTCCTATACACTAATACCTATTGTATTATGACTTGGGGTTAGTCTCAAGCAAATACTTTCGTTCAGGTGAACCGAACGGGGTAAAGTAAGCCTCATGATGTTTCATAAGGTTCTTTTCATCTTCAAGCCAGAAGTTATCGGCATATGCACGAGCTTTCTTACAGTAGTCTGCATAAACAGACTGGTTTTTAGTAGCCGTTTTGATACAGTCGATAAATTCTGCAGCATTTGAGTACTTTAAGTGAGCATCCTTGTATGTAACCATGTCGGGACATACACAAGGAATGCCTAGTGCGGCGGCTTCCAGTAACTTAATATTACTCTTAGCACGATTGAAGTTGTTGTCCTGAAGAGCGGCAAAGGTAAGCTGAGTACCAGATTCTGCCATAGCTCCGGGAAACTCGGGAAGAGCTGTCCATTCTTTAAAGGTAATCTCTCCTCTATCAATATAAGGTTTGAGAGGTAGAGGGTAACAACCATAGAATTGCCACTTAAAGTCTTTACGGGTATTAATGATAGCAGGTACCACCATTTCAAAATCATCTCTTTGTCCGGTTCTATTAGTTACGTCAACATGAGTGCCTGAAGCAAAAATTGAAATAACCGGTTTCTTCTTGTTTTTATCAAATTTCTTAACAAGTTCACCGAGATTGTAGTACCGGTCAAACCACCAGCGAAGAAGGTAGTTAGGTATAACAGTAGACTTTTTAACACCCATCTTCTCGTCGAAATAGTTTTTCATGAACTCACAAGTGACTGTAACTTCATCGCACATATCAAGAATCTCTAAAATAGAATTGCGGATTTCATCTTGTACGAACGCGTCTTTATTGCGATTAAAATCAGGAATGTCTTCTCTAAAAACAATATCATCAATTTCGTAAATAAGCTTAAAGCCTGCCTCTTTTGAGATAGCTTTCAACATCTTAACAAAGTCTCTCTGAATAGGGGTAGCCTGGCGTTGTATTTTAACAGCTTTAACTCCAGTATAGAATCTCGGATCAAGAACCATGGTTGTTAGTTCAAGCATGACGGCTTTTTGATACAAGTTAAGCATCAAGTTCGGGGCCATACAGCGATACCAGGAACAACCACCATAGTCTGCAAGATAGTTAATAGCTCTAGGTAGTCCTTGTCCGGGTATTTCAGGAGGAGGCAAAACACCGCCCGGATTAGCAACAGGCAGTACCTGGGTTGTGGTGGGAATAAAGGGAGGCAGACCTATAGGAGCACCCATAAGATTAGGAATACCTGATTGCTGTACGAGATAGTTTGACATGAGATTATGATAATAAATAAGTAAAGTTGTTTCGTTTTTCAAGGAAGACAATATTGTCTACTTGGGTGGTTATAGCGTTTCCGCGGTGAGTGATAATGTAGCAGTTTTCATTATGCTTAAGAGATCTTTCACGAAGAATCTTTAACACCAATTCAACTCCTTTATCGTCCAGAGATGAATCTAGAAGTTCGTCATAGAAAATAGTACTAAAGTGTACCTCGCCTTGCATCCGGCGAATATCTAAGAAAGAAAACAGACAAGCAAGATCAATTCTCTTTCTCTCGCCTCCTGAGAAGTTAAAGTAAGATTTTAACTCCCCTTTTTCATCTGTAATAATCTCATCAAAGTATTCATTAAACTGACACAAGCAGTTTGCATGTAATTGTTCTAGATAATGAGCCATACGGGCATTGAGTACTGCTAAAATCTTCTTAACAATATACGACTTAACACCCTCTTCAGATACAACAAACTTAACGCACTCTAAAACATCGAGATTATGTTCTAATATTTCAAGATCTTTTTTACCGGTTAAAAGTTTTTCTTCTAGTTCTTTAACGACACTTTCAAGAGCTTGATTAGTCTGTCCTTTGACTTGATCAATTTCTTTAAGAACCTCCTGGATTGAATCGTTAATAAAGCTAATTTTAGTTTCTATGTTCTTGTTATTGTTTAGTACGTCCCTAACAACATTTCTTTTATCTTGAATATCTTTAATCTCTTTTTCTTTTTTAAACTGTTCAGCGTTAACTACATCTAATGCTTCTTGAGAACTTTTAAGATCATTACTGAGATCTTTTAGTTTAGTGTTTAATTCTTTTTTGTTAGCTTCTTTATGATTAATATCATCCTCTGAGTAAGATCTCTTACAGGTAGTACAAATGGCTCCCACCTTTTCAATTTCTTTAAGCTGGGACTCAATATGGCTAATTTTACTTTTTACATCAGCTAGAACTTCGTAGGCTGACTTGTACTTCTTCTGTATATCTTTAAGATCGGTATTACATTGTTCTTCTTTTGTATTTAGCTTTTGCAAGACGTCGTCAGGTAAAGTTTTGACGCCTTTGTTAAGATCTTCAATCTTTTGCTTGTTCTCTTCAATCTTTTTAACCAGTGCTTCTACTTTTTGTTTCTTCTGGTCCTCGAAGGTATCTAATTGCTCTTTATTAAATTTGTAGCCCTTTTCAATACCCTCTACCTTAGTGAACAATACTTCGTAATCTCTCTTGAGTCCGTTGTGTTCTTCTCGAGCTTTCGAAAGCATATCAGAGAATATTTCAAGACTAAGAATACTTTCAATAAACTTCCGCTTATCAATCTTTGACTGTGCCATAAAAGGTACAGTGTTATTGATAGTCATGATGACCGAGTTTTGAAAGATCTTACCATTAGACAGAACAAGTTTCTGAATACACTCGTTTGTCTTAGCCATGGTTGATCGAGTTACATCTTCTCCGTTACGAGTAAGAAAGCATTTAGTAGGGTTAATGGTTCGTACAATTTTGTACTCGGAAAGACCATTACCGTTTTCAATACTGAAAGTAAGAACTACTTCACATTTTTTCTTTGTAAAAGAATTAACAATAAGGTCCTTGGATAACTCTCTAATTGTAGTACCGAACAAAGCAAAGTACAATGCATCAGCGATAGTAGATTTGCCAACACCGTTTTTAGAATCTTCCTTGTCGTAGTTTACCCCGGTTATGACATTAACACCTTTTTGGAAGTCAATAGTTACAGGAGATTCTCCGACAGAGAGAAAGTTCTTGACCGTAAGAGTTTTAAAGTTTACTAAGCGCACTCTTTATAGTATAGAGGAGTTGTTGATTAAATCAATAAAAAGTCTTATACCCTGAATCTATCCAGACGAAATCAAGATTTTCATTAGACATTACAGCGTAATGGGAGACGTTTGAAAGTGTTTTTAATAAAAATTTTGCTTGAGATAACAAATAGGCTTCAATTACACAATCTCTACCATTCTTATATACAAAATTATCCCCATTATCTTTGTAATGAGCACCTTTACGACGAGAAGGATTTTCTTCAGTCTCTCTAGCACTATCGTAACTAATTACCTTAGATCCGTAACGAGTCTTAAACGCATCTACTGAAAACTGCTCATCTGAGCAAACTAAAAGCTGATCGTGGTTATCAATGTATTTGTCAGTTTCAGTAAAATAATTTTCAATAGTAAAATAGTTAACGTTTTCGTGATCTGTTCCTCGCTTATGGACGGCTAAGTAGTTTTGATTGGTATTGTTTTTGATAAAACTGTTTGCTGTCTCTAAGAGACTAGATTTTATTTTAACATACTGTTTGCAGTATTTACGAGCCTGTTCTAAAAAGTCTGAATCTTTTTCGTACCGAAACGGCAACTGCAACGGCCGATTATCTTGATACCAAACAGCTCTAACCCTTTCATATTCGTTAAGATCAATATCAGGGTAGGGTTGTTCAAAATAGTAATCCCAGACGTTGTCGTTTGTTTTACCGTCTTTGTAATAAAGCATGTCTTGTGAAAAATCGATATACATTGGTATATTTTGATCTTCACATACTTTAGCCATAACAATGACTTGCATGACATATGAAAATAAACCGGCTTTTCTGTCGCCAGATTCGAGATATAATAATTGTTTCATTATTTGTGTTGATAGTATAGTTCGTATAAGGAATCAGGCAGGCGGGTATCTGCACAATACGTTCTATAAAAACTATCAGGTCGTTGGGTGTGGAAATATTCGTAATTACTCTTACAAAAGAACCTCTTACCTGCCTTAAGCCATAGGTAGTTAAAATAAAGAACCTCACAGGGACATACCGGTAAAGTAGGGTCTATGGTTTTTGCTACGTCTAGATATTCATTTTTAGGTACCAGATAGTTACCGGTATTTAAAAGTACATTCATCCAATTGGTTCCAGGCTGACCAACTCTATTTGCAGCAAGTTTTAAGTCTATAAAAGTATCTGGGTATTGAGATCTAAAGTTAAAATCTGGTTCAGCAAACCCCGGCATATAAATTACACCAGGTTCAGGTATAATTGTTTTTAAAGAACTAAAGCTTTTAGGGGTAAGAAAGTTATCGCTGTCCATTAATAACACCCATTCGTTTTTACAGTTTTTAAGTAATTCGGGTCTGCTTAATAGAGGGAGAAGTCTTTTTGGATTTTGATATATTTTAATATTTTTAGTTTCTTTTGATTTAAGCTTTAAAAAATCATCTGAAAAATCATCCTGAATAACTATTTCGTTAATAAGTCCCTCTGACATTGCAAAATAGTCTTTACTAAGCTGCTGTTCAATAAACTGATAACTATTATATGTTGTGAAAGCTAGAGTAAACTTCATTTATCTAATTTTAAAGGCTGTTTATTAAAGTGCAATCAGTTTAAAACAATATCAGCTATAATATTCCATATTCCTTTGTCAATAACTTCTCGATTAGAGTTATTACGAATTCGAATCTGTGGCTGTTTAAGTGCCTCCTGAACAACACTTACAGAGGGAACGGTAATATGAGTGTCTTGAATATGAGTCTCAAAGCATGCTCTATCTAAAAAGGTTTTTGGTATATTGAGTCTACTCATTAAGCTGCCAATTGCTGTATCATCTTCTTGATTTTTATTAACTAAGTGAACATTTTCAGTAAGTTTTTTAAGAACGTCTTTTGAAAAAATAGAACAAGCACCAGAAACAAAATCCCAGTTAGGGTAAAAAAAACCCATATAAACATTTTCTTTTTTATCTATTAATTTTTGTCTTATTTGTTTAAGATCTATAAATGTAGAGCTATTGACCCGGATTACATAATCATAATCATTTAAAAGACCGCTATTAATTACATCGATAAATTTTTCAAACATTACAGGTATACCACTAGGGTGAACAATATCAGAATAGTAATTGTATGTATTGTTGTTTAAATTGTGCTTTGAGGTGTCAGTACCGTTATAAACAAATAAAAAGTCCTCATTACTTTTTTCTAGATACTTTCTTTTAATACCATCAAAATGGTTATATAAGGGGTCGTCGTGGGTTAGTATAACTGTACAAATTTTCATAACTGTGTTATATCTATAAAATCTCCGTCTGTAGTTTGAGATATATTTCGTATATTAGAAAGGTTGTTAATATGTATGCCGTGAGATTTA